GGTTCGATGCCATACCGACAATGGCTATGAAATGAGCACTAAGCCTAAGTCGCAGTCGCAAACCGTTGGAACGGATAGGCTTGCCAAGATGCTTGGCATTACGCCTCGCCAAGTGCAACGGCTGGCGTCAACTGGTGCGTTGCCAAGAGGCGAGTGCGAAGGCAACTGGCCGCTTGATGATTGCGTCCGCGCATACATCGAGCACCTGCGAGCCGACAAAAAAGACGGCAAAACAGGCGACTACAACGAAGCCAAGACACGAGAGAAAGCCGCGAAAGCCAAGCTGGCAGAGCTTCAAGTTGCAGAGCGCGAGGGCAAGCTGTTGACCGTTGAACACGTCTGCGCAGTCAACGGCGCGGTCTACACCGCCCTCGTTGGCCGGCTCTGCAATCTATCCGACGGCCTCGCCAACATCTGCCATAACCAACCCGCCGAGTTTATCGCCACGCGGTTCAATGACGCCATCCGCTCTGCGTTGAAAGAGGTTGCTAAAATGGATTTCATGCCAAATGAAAATCGTGATTGAACACCTGCGAGTAAAAAGAGAGCTAGCCGGAAGCGGATTCAACATTTGCGGAAGCCGAAAAGACTTGGCGGCCATTGCGGAGCAAATTCAAGAGCGGCTTCGCGCCGATGATTGGAGCTATGGATGGGTAAGCATTAGAGACAAAGAGCCAGACGAACACTCTGCGCCAAACACCCCGCCGGTTTCATGGCATAGCTAAAGTGACCTCCATTGAAGCTCATGCGAAGCTAGTTGAGCAATGGCTGACCCCGCCTGACGACGGGCCTTTATGGAAATGGGCAGAGGGCAACATTGACCTTACCGGCTTGTCAGCATTAGAGGGACCATACCGCACCGACGTATCACCGATGGTGCGCTGGCTGTTCAACGCACTCCAAGACCGGGAGACGCGGCGGCTAGTTGTCATGGTATCGGCTCAGGCAGGCAAGACGCAGACGCTCATGATATTTGCTGCGTGGGCAATCTGCGAAGCTCCCGGGCCGATGTTTTGGGTTGGCGCATCGGAGGAAGCTTGCGACGAATTCACCAAGGCGAGGTTGCTGCCGATGTTTGAGCAGACTCCGGCGGTGGCCAAGCGGATGCCATTACAGCGCAGCGAAAAGTCGCTGAACCTGATTCAGTTTGCCACGATGCCGCTCTACTTTCGCGGCTCCAATTCGCCAAGCAAATTGAAGTCAACGCCCGTCCGATACTTCATTGGCGACGAGATAGACGACTGGAAGCCGGGCAGTCTCGACAAGGTTCTAAAGCGCGTCCGCACGTATCGGAACTCCAAGCAAGTGCTTATCTCCACGCCGGAATTGAGCGGCGGGAGTATGCACACGCACTTCCTCAGCGGCACGCAAACCTTTTTTCATTGGGCTTGTCCGCATTGCCAGCACCGGCAGCCGTTCCGATTTGGCCGGGAGCGCACGGTTCTATTCGAGCCACGCGACAAAGGCGGATTCATTTGGGATACGAACGACACCACGCGCCCGGCTGGCAAATGGAACTGGCAGGAGCTTCGCAAAACGGTGCGCTACCAGTGCGAAAACTGCGAAGGCGAGATTTACCAAGTGGAGCAATTCAAGCTCCTGCAAACTATTGAAGCCGTTGACCGCAATCCTTTGCCAGAAAACGGCGTCAAGAGCTGGCATTTTTGGGCGGCGTATTCGCTTTGGGTGAAGTGGGATGACATCGTTGTGGAATTCCTGACGGCAAAGGAAGTTGCCGAGACTGGAAACATTGAAATGTTGAAAAGCTTTGTGAAGGAAACGCTTGGCGAGCCGTGGGCATTGGTAGAAGACGCGGCGAATGAAGACGAATTGCGGAAACGTTGCGGACAATACAAGCGGGGCGAGTATTGGGAAGCCAACGGCCCGCGCCGAGTCTCTCGCATCATCACGGTTGACGTTCAAAAAGACCATCTGCGCTACGTTATTTCAAACATCCGCGAGGGTGGAGAATTGCGCGTTGTAGATTATGGCAGGCTTACGGATTTCGCAGACCTCCGCGCACTGCAGGAGCAGAAAGGCGTTGCCAATCGTGGCGTTTTTATAGACTGCGCGGACGGCAATCGTTCAACCGAAATTCTGCGGGAGTGTATGCGATGGAACTGGATAGCCATGCAGGGCAGCGCACAGGATTCTTTTGCGCACCTGCTAACATCCAACGGCAAGACCGTTCAAAGGCCGTTCAAAGTCAAACAGATTGACCCATTCATCGGCACGAACAAGGGCGCAACGCGGACGGTGACGCGAATTTCGTGGAGTAACAACGCATTCAAAGACCGGCTTTTCCTGTTCGCCTACAAGGGAAAAGGGCCGCTCTTTGAATTGCCGTCCGATGTTGGCTCCGACTTCCTGACTGAGCTATTGGACGAAAGGCGCGAGGCCAAGAAAAGCGAACGCGGGGCAACGCGGTATGTGTGGAAAGACACCGGGAACAATCACTTTTCGGACTGTCTTCTCATGGCGTATGTTGCCATGGATGCCACCGCATTTTCCCGTGGCGTTTTCAATACTGAGGCTAAGGAATACGAGTTGAAGGAATCCCCCTCGCCTTGACTAGCTACCCACGGCAGGCAAAGCCTTCGCCATGCCGTCGGGTATATTTGCGGACTTCACCGAAGCGGAAGTGTTGGCCATTAGGTCACAGGCGAAAACGCTTGTGACCGAGGGCAAGACGGTCATGTCATGGGGCAGTGGCAACACGAACACCAGCAAGCAGTTCACGATGCCAGTGCGGGAAGTTCTGGAGGAATGCCGTTATGCACTTCGCAAATTGAATCCGACGGACTACGGTGCGCTTGTGACCCGCGCCTATTGTAACTTCGACAGCTTTAACCCTAACCGCTAATGGCAGCCGCACCCGTCAAGCTTTTGGATGCCTACGGGCGTCCATTCAATCAAGTTGGCAACAAGCTATATGATGCGGCGCGATGGGACCGCACGCGCCCGTATGTCCAGAGCCAAGCGCACGATTATGCCAACATAGCCGGCGCGGGGCACCGGACATTGATGACGCTGGGCCGCTACCTATACGCCAACGTCGCGCCGTTACAAAACGCCGTTAATACCATCGCAAACACGGCAATCGGTAACAGCTTCATAGCTCAATTTTACGGCGCGGATAAAGCGTGGGGCGAGAAAGCCGAATCACTGCTTTACGAGTGGCACAAGATTTGTGTGTTGAATGGCGGAGTGTATGACTGGCGGGCTATGTTGCAGGTTGCCATCGTTTCCATAATCAGAGATGGCGACATTGGCATCTTGCTGACGGAATCGGAACAATCAGGATACCCGCAGGTGCAAATCATCCCGGCGCATCGCATCGGGTCGCCATCGGATGAGGGCACCGTTGCGTCAGGCCCGTTCAAGGGCAACGCGCTAGTCAACGGCGCAATCTGCAACGAATACGGGCGCACCATTGGATACCGCGTGTATTCTGCGGACTTCACCAGCTACCAAGAAATACCGGCTTCCGATTTGGCTTTGTATTACAAGCCCGAGTTCGCGGAGCAATGCCGTGGCGCATCGCGCATTGCGTCGGGCATCCGCGATTGGCAGGACCGGAAACAGGCGTTTGAATTCCTGCGGCTGGCGTTGAAAAAGGAAGCCAGTTACGCGGTGGTGGAACACACTGAGGAAGGCAGCCTTGACCCTGACGCCGACGAGATGCAAAGCGTGGCCGGCTTGAATAGCGGCACAATTTACGAGGAGCGCGTGGACGGCGGGGCGATTCGTGTTTTCAAGAGCGGCAGCAATAGCAAAGTCGAATTCCCAGAAAGCTCGAGGCCGTCCGCAAACACGCAAGCGTTCTGGGAGCGCGTTACGCGGGACGGATTGCAGGCAATCGGATGGCCGTATGAATTGACCTACGATAGCTCCAAGATTGGCGGCGCGTCGCTGCGAATGATGATGGAGGTAGCGCAGCGCACCATCGAAGACTATCAAGACATGGCTTCAAAGATTGCCACGCGCATTGACGCTTGGCGGTTGGCAAAGGCTATCAAATCCGGTGAGCTTCCCGCGAATGCGGACTGGTGGAAAATCTCGCACCAGACGCCCGAGGAAATGACGGCGGACAAGGGCTACTCCTCGCAAGTGGACCGTGAGGAATACAAGCTTGGCTTGACTACGTTGAAAGATATTGCGGCGCGGCGTGGCAAATACTGGGAGGAAGAACGCGAGCAACAGGCCAAAGAAGCGGACAATCTTTTCGCCACTGCCGTTGACCTTTCAAAGCGTCACGATATTCCCGTCTCCGTCGTTCTGAGCTTCCTGCAAGAGCGCAACAGCAACCCTTCGCTGGTGATTTCGCAGGCCACAAAAGAAGTGGCCGGTGTAACCAGCGGACCCGAAGAAATATGAAATCAATTCTCGAAACTCAGGAACTGCTCCTCATTGAACCGCGCCGATGGTTCGCCAAGCTTGAGGAGTTCAAGGCGCACCAAGCTGGTATTCTGGAAATGTTGCTTGGAGAAGATGAAGAGGATGATGAACCTCTGGACGTTGACGAAAACGGCGTGGCCGTCATTGACGTGACCGGCCCGATGGTTGCCGGCCTGCCTAAGTTCGCCGAGCTGCTAGGCTATGCGCGGCCCGAATCCATCCGCGAAAAGTTGGAAGATGCCGCGACGAATCCTGCGGTCAAATCCATCATCCTAAACATTGATTCGCCGGGCGGAACGGTTACGGGCACGCCCGAGCTTGCGTCATTCGTGAAAGAGGTTGCTGCGAACAAGCCGCTTTATTCTTACACCGCCGGCTTGTGCTGCTCTGCCGCGTATTGGATTGCCGCTCCAAGCCGTGCAATTCTTGCTACTCCTAGCGCAGAGGTTGGCAGCGTCGGCGTTTATGTGGCGCACCAAGATATTAGCGCAATGGCAAAGGCCATGGGCATCGTTGTGAACGTGTTCCGCTCTGGCAAATTCAAAGGCGCAGGAGTTCCGGGCACGTCTCTGAGCGAAGCGCAAGCCGCCGAGGTGCAAGCGAAAGTTGACTCGCTGGCCGCATTGTTCAAAGCCTATGTGATTGAGAATCGCCCCGGCGTGGAAGATGATACGATGCAAGGCCAGTCTTTCATGGGCTATCAAAGTGCCGGCGTCAAACTCGTTGACGGTATGGTGCGCGATATGGAAGAGGCGAAAAAAGTCATCGGCGGACTTGACTAGCTAAGAGACAAGCTTGCAAATGCGCTTAACAATATGACTGCGCTTCAAGAACTAAACCAACTCAAAGCCGAAGTTGCGCGACTCGCTTCCGAGAGCGACCAAAACGCGCAGATTGCCACCAACGCCGGCAACGCGCTTGCTGAGCTTAACCAGAAATACGACGCCACGGTTGCGTCGAATGTGGCGTTGACCAAAGAGCGCGACGAACTTTCCGCTAAGGTTGCGGCGCTTGAAGCCGAGAAGGCCAAGGTTGCCGCCAGTGTTGAAACTCAGTCCTCTTCCAAGGCTGCCGCGATTGTGGCGTCCATCGGTGCGACTCCCGCGCCAGTCACTCCATCCGCTGGCAATCCTGCCGCTTCCGATTGGAGCGAGAAGTTGAAAGCCGAGAAGGATCCCATCAAGCGAGTTCTCTTTTACCGCGAAAATCGCGCTGCGATTCGCGCCCAATTTGACGCGCAGAAGCGCGGCAAGTAAACCAGCAACCAACAATCCACCATGGCCACGTACACAAACCTAGATGACGAAATCCTGAGTCTTGCCGCGCTGGAAACCTTTACGAAGGTTCTCGCGCCGCTTCGCGCATTCAGCACCAACTTCAGCGCCTCGCCTGACCGCAAGGGCGCACAAGTGCTTGTGCCGCTTGTCAGTTCGCTGACTGCCACCACGTTTAACGGCAGCTACGCGACCTGCTCAGGCACCAAGACGGTTGTCACCATCAACCTCACGGCGCACAAGATTATCACCGTTGGGCAGGATGACATTTCCGCTTGGAATTCGTCTTCCGCCTCGCTGGAATCTTTTGGGCGTCAGCAGGGCGCGGCCCTTGGCTTGCTTGTCCTTCAGGACATTCTGAGCCTCTGCACCACGGCGAACTTCTCGCTCGCCACTGCCGTAGCCAGCACCGCGCTAGACGTGCCACAGCTTCGCGCCGCTCGACTCGCTCTTAACCAGAACGACGTGCCACAGGAGCCGCGCTCCATGCTCATTGATTGCACACCTTATGATGCGCTGCTCGGCGTCACGAACTTCGTGCAGGCGCAGATGTTCCGCGACACCGGCGTCCTTCAGGAAGGCAAGGTCATGCGTGCGCTTGGTTTTGATTTCTACGAAATCAATAACCTGTTCCCGTCCACCGCATCCGTCATGGCATTCGCCGCTCATCCGAACGCCATCGCGGTTGCGATGCGCTACTTGCAGCCGCAGGACCCGTCCGCTTACGAGGTTGCGCAGGCTGTCACTGACCCGCAGACCGGCCTTACGTTCGGCCTCCGCAAGCACTACGACCCGAACACGGGTCAGCGTTACATCAGTATGGAGTGTAACTACGGTTACGCTCGCGGCCTGTCCACGGGTGCCCGCGTCATCAAGCGCACTGACTAACCCTAACCAAGCCAACTAGCAAACCGATGGAGTGCGGCCCATCGGTTAGCTTTTCAAAAAGCTAGCTTCCCCCGGCAGGCCGCACCCTGTCGGGGGTTTTCTTTTAATATGATTAGCCTCTGCCTCATTGTTGGAAAC